AAAAAACTTATATACTAATATACAAACATTTTTTGACAATGTCAAGTGTTTTTTTTTATTTTTTCCAAGAAGTTGTATCTACGATTTGGTAGATTTTGGTAGGGATTTTTTGTAATCCCATTTCGTTTGTCAGAAGTAATGTATTGTTGAACTCGTTCCAATCCACCATATAAGATTTGTCCAGAACTCCTCCGTTCTTTTCTCTGATAACTTCGTTTAGTGCGTTGATTGTGTAGAGTGTGTTGGATTGTTTTTTTCTGTGTAAAGATATGGTATCAATAATGCTTTCTTCATAATCGTATTTGTATTCTATGTTGTATGTGCAGATTAACTGACCCAAGTCGTTTTCATTTTGAAACACATATACTTTTTCATACAAGACTTCATTACAAGTGATAATGATATCCAAGGTATCGTTTAATCTTGGTTTAGAAGTAAAGGTACATAGTAGTTGAGTTTTCATTATCTTCTAAATGCTCCAAGTAAATCTGACCAATCTGATTTATTCAATTTATAATCTGATGTTGTGTCTGGAAACCCATTCATTTGTCCTTGTTTCCACCTGAACATAATGGTTATGGAACCTACAACACCAGTTTCTTGTGTACCAACGTGTAGTATAAATGCATAACCACTTCCACTACCTCTGGTTTCATAGTCTGCAATAAATTCATCTTCTGATAATGTTTGATTATAAAGTTTTTCACTCGGAATAAACCAAAATGTTTTACCACCTTTTGCTGCATAGAATAAACTTGTATTTCCAATACTCAATTGTCTTTTAAATAAGTTATGTAATCCTCTTCTAATATCGTCATCATATTCATTTGAAAATTCTTTAAAAATATTATCAAAATGTTTATCTCTTAGATTGTTCCATTCCATACCATAATCTTCATATATTTTTCTACAAATATCTCTGAATTTTGTTTTATTGATTTCCATATCAAGAGCATTATTTAAAACTTTCAATTCATCTTTTGTTATGGTTTCTTTTTGGAACCCGTCCCAAGTTTCTTTTTTATGTTTAGAAAATATTTTTTTAGCTTCTTCTTTGTTATCACCTTTGATTTTGTTATTAAATGTTTTTTCAACTAAATTTACCCAATCTTTACACATAGCATCCCAATGTTCAAGATAATTATCTAAGAAGTATTTAGAATTAACATTTGGTAAACCTAACGCTTGGAAAAATGTATTTACGGTAAGATTTTTTAATTGACCCTTTCCTTTTTTCAATGATACACCAACTTCGCCATAACCACTAAAATTAGCACCAATATCACCAGCACCAAATCTTGATGCATCGTTAGTTGGTCCAGTCCATAAAACTTTTTTACCCCTTCCAAGATTCTTTACAATGGAATTACCAAGTGCAATAGCGTCTGAAACTACGCTTTTATTTGGTATAACATCTTTCGTTAAAAATCTGGAATGTGGTAGTTTCATAACATCAGTAGGTGTAGCACCAGAACCTTTTACTGCAGTTATGGTTTTGTTATCAAAAAACTTTTTTACATCTTCACCGGTTTTGAAAGGCCCCTTTTTACCAGCAACAACAATACCTGTTATTACTTCGTGGAAAAATGTAGTGGATGATGTATCTCCTTTTACTTCATTGATAGTGGTCTTTTCTGTTAGGTTTTTTAATAACTCCATACGAGTATCAACTGACCAATTGTGTTCTTTTAAAATGTCCCACAATTTCATTAAGTGTTGTTCGTTGGTTAAATCTGGAATTCCTGATGAAACTCTATAACTTAACTCATTGAGTATTTTTTTCCAATTATTTTTCATATACGATTGTTATTCCGTCTTTTTCTAATGTTCCGTCTTGATGTAAAGTTTCCATATCTTGTTTTGACATACTGATTATCGTTGGTTTTTTGAAATCATATTTTTGGTTTACTGGATTTACCACGCCTTCTTTTTTATATCTTGTGGTAATCGTTGATAATTTCTTTAAATCGTTCATTTAAATTTCTCCGTTATATCGTCCATTTCGTGATAGTTAACACCTCTGCTGGTTTTAACCGGATATTTTCCATCACTTTCAATTGTTTCCTTTACCATTTTTAAAAACTCTAATCCGTCTTTGGTATCAAAGTCAAATAAAAATGAATCATAATTATACAATACCAACTTACTTTCGTATTGTTGTAATTTAGGTTGCAATTTACTTAAAATCTTGATATTGTTTTCTGTTTCCATTAATTGTATCATATAATTGAACAATTTATTTGGATTCATATCTTGTAGATTTTTTCTATATATTCTTCTATTATAAATATAAGATTCTACAAAATCATTAGTTTTAAAGTCGTTCCAAAGTAATTTAATATAATCGTTTACTTTTGAGAAAAATGGGTTGTTTGATACCTCATCTGTGATTCCTCCGTACAAATACTTAAATGAAAGTGCTTTTGCTTCATCATAAGGTAATCCATATAGTTCTGCCATATGTTCGTGGACTGATGTGTTTGGAAAATCATAACCGATAATCTCTCCGATTAATCGTAAGTGATAAGCATCAAAGTCCATTTCTACCAGAACTCCATTGTTAAAACGACTGATGAATTGTTTTCTACTTCCGTCTGATTTGTTTAGAGCTGCGAAGTTTAATCCACCGAAACGATTACTTGGTCTTCCGGTTGAAGTAAATGGATTGTATTCTGAATATATGATTTTTTCATAAGTCTTTAATCCATTGCGTTCTATTTGGTATAGTTCTTCCAATATGGTTTGGTCGTGTTGTTCATATTGTTTATACAATTCTTTTGATATTGGTTGAAAGTATTCTGCGTGTTTCACCAATGGTATAACATCATTGATGTTTTGTTTATCATAATTGAGTCTATATTGATGATGGTGAGCGTTTGTTAAGTGTTGGTCCATATCATATGGCTTATTACTTTGTTGATACCACGACCAATTCATATCACGAACATCATTTGATATTACTAATGCGTTATGTCGATATTGTTTTAAATCATCTACATAAATGGTTTGATTGGTTGTGATTAAATCATATGTGTCACGAAACTTTTCCGTATGATGAACTGGAACAATATATTGTTCGAATTGAAAATCAACCCAATAACAACTGATACGATTTTCTTGTGGATGCTTTTGAACATCTGAATACATTTGTAATAATACAAATGGTTTTGATTGTATGTGTTGTTTTAATTGGTTGAATAGAATATCTGTATTTACTATAACCATTTATTATAAGTATTGATTTATATAATCAAAATGTAATTTATTTACTAATAACCAAAAGCTCCACCTCTTTTTTCTAAAAGTTTTTTTGATTGTATTCTATCGTTACCAACTGACCAACCCTCTACTTCATCTACTGTTTGTTGACGACCAAATAGTTTAAATCTTTCATCCGGATGTGTTGTTCTTCTATCATAACAACGTACATAGGTTATTTTCTTTTCAGTTGGTTTCTTTACGGGAATCCACCAAGTGTTTTGTAAACTTCCAAAGAATTGGTTTGTTGTATAGTAACCAGCACCTGCTCCAGCTGGAATATCTGTTTTAGTTAACCACTCAATGGTATCTTCACGAACCTCTGAATATTTTTTATTTACTTCACTTTTAGATTTTATATCTAATAGAGTTCCTTCTATTTCAGTTTTAATAGACTCTATTGAACCAAATTTGGATTCTATATTTCTAAGTAATACAGCCAAATCTGTTTTTTGTTTCTTATCATCATCATTTTTAATGGTATCATATTCTTGTCTTAGTTTTTCCAGTTCTGCAATACCAGTAGTAAAACTTTTCACTAAGTTATCAACTTTCTCTTGACCGATTGGTGATAAATTTCTGGAAACATCTTCTATGGATAAATCTGTAAATTCAAATAACTTCTTTATAGAGGCTTCATCTATACTTAATTCTCTATCTGGATTAGCAGAAAAGTATGCTTCTCCGTTAAATTGCATATATGCTTCTATATCAGTACTCCAACCAGATGTTGATATTTTTTGGTCTACTTTTTTAATTACAAAGTAAGTGAATTCTCTATATGGTTTAGGTAGATAATCAATCTTAAATATATCTCCGACTTTTAAACCACCGATTCCATCTAATGTCATTGAAATAGATACCGGTATAGGAACTTGTCCTTTGATTGAAGATTTAACTCCTTTAAGTTTTGCGGTTTTTAATAAGTAAAGCATTGTTTTTTTAAAATATGAAGACATATTTGCTGAACCATTATATATACCAATACCTTTGTAGTGTTTTATAGTGTCTTCTTCTATTTTTTCTATTTGTTGTTTTAAGTCTTCTTTGATTAGGTCTACTTCGTTCCACTCGATACCATCTTCACCTAATGTTCTTGCCTTTCTATTTGAACCATAATCACCTTGATAAGATTTTCCAACACCATCATCTGAAGGATATTTTATGTCTTCTCCAATTGAACCCTGTAAATTTTTAAACTTTTTGTATAATTCAAGAGTTCCTTTTTGTGATTCCAATAGTTCAGGTTTACCTCTTTCTTGTAATATATTCCAAGCATCTATCGATACATCAGATAAAGTAGATGGTTTTTTCTTGTTAGTACCTTGTGATTTGAAACTACCATATCTTGCTAATGTTGCAGCCTCTGCACTGATATCTAAACTTATGTCGAAGTCTTTTACAATAGAATCTTGTGATGATAATGAAAACTTAAAAACCTTTTTTATCTTGTCTAAATCTTTTTCTTTTGCAAATTTTATTTCAGAAAATTTAGTTTCATTTTTTAGTTCATCTGGATTCAATGTATCGACCAGACCAAGTTCTCCCACACCTATTTTTCCAATATCTGATGTTTGTTCTTGACCTAATACAAATCTCCAATAACCACCATACATTCCTGAAACATCTGACCAAAAACTTTGTATTGCCTGTCTAAGTGATGTTGTTGATTCAAAATGTTTTTGATACATTTCAATTGGGAAAACCATATTTCTTATAATACCAGAATCAGATTCAAAATTTTCTGGATTTTCTGTGTAATCATCTGTAAAAGTTTCAAAACCTTCTTCATCAGTTTCAAAAATATCTACATCTGGATTCACAATGGTAGTTTTGGTATCAAAGTCATTAAACTTATCATCAATCATTTCGAAAATTGTCTTTGTTACATCGAGTTTACGAAGCGTTTCTGGTTCATAACTATTGTATACTTTTTCCAACGCAGATTTTTTTTCAGAGTCGTCAAAATTACCAAATGGCTTCATTAAAAGTTCGTGGGTTTTACCTGGCAGAATTACTGAGTCTAATCCTAATGAATAAAGATAATCATTTGACTTACAAAGGTTTTGCATACCACTTTCATCTACGCTTCTTACTTGTTGTATTACAAGGTCTCCACTTTTTAACTCGAAAAAACTATTCAGAATAATATCTTCGAACCAACCCCAAGACATAAGATATCTTGATTTAAGTTTTTCATTTTCTTCGAAGTTTCTTTGATTAAAATTAAAATACATTGCACCATCTTTGAATTTGTAATCGATGACTGGTGTCTCTACCTCCCTTTTAATAAAAGATTCTATAAGCTCCTCACCGAAAGTTTCGTCTGCAGGATTTTGATAATAAGTTTTACCTACAAATTTTTCTTCATCTGGTAAATATTTATCCAAAACTTTATCTAAGTTTTTAACTGCTGCTTTGAAAGATACTCCCGCTTTCAATAAAGTTTGAACATTATTATAATTGTCAGTTGTAGATTCAATGACTGATTGTAATTCTGTTTCACCGAATCCCTCACTTTCCACACCAGTTTCTAATAATTGTTTTCCTATGGAGTTTAATTGTATAATATTTTGTATTTTGTTATCAGTTGGTCTATCAGATTCGTCACCTGGGTCAGAGCTCTCAGACAATGGATTAATACCCATAGAAATAACCTGTATATCACCACTATAACCACCAGAAGAATCTATTTTCCAATCAAACTTGTGAACTGTTCCGACTGCACAAAAGTAATTTTGTGGTGCAATTAAGTTTCTTTCTCTGGTTGAAACTTTAGACTTTGCTGGATTCAACAAGTCTTTAACATCTTCTACTGTTAATTGTGGTATTTTAGTTCCTTTTTCAAATTCTCTACCATAACCAAATTCCATTAATATAGTTGAACCTAACTTTAAAAATGCTGGTTCAAATACTTGGTCAAAGTAAACTGGGTCTGGACAATTCCAATTCACAGTATATGAGTGTGTATAGAACTCTTTTTGATTTGCCGTTATACCGGTTATACCGGAGTGCCCACGAAATCTATTATTTTCACTTTCATTATATCCTTGAATATAACTTGTCGTTCCGTTTTGGTCTTTACCATTATAACCCAATACACCTACATACTGATTTTGTTCATCTGTATTTAAGTAACTTGACAAACTTATCATTTGGTGAATTATATCTGAATCAGTTTTTACATTTGGGACTGCAATACTTACACGAGCCCAAGGTGAACGAAAGTATTCTTGTTCTATTGGATTATTATTATCTTGAATGTCAAAAGCATTACCCACTTCAAAGAAGGTTTCTTTATCTTTATTGGTTCCTTTTAACTTTAATTTATTGACCGCTTCAATTCTTCGAAATAAAGCCTTTTGTACTCTTGCATTGATGTTTTCTGTTTTAATCATTATCTGTTTAGATGTTCAAACTCTTGTAGTATAATGTTAACATTCTGTGGAATACGATATTCCTTTCCTGGTATCATATAAATTGAGTCTGATTGGTGGTTTGCTCTTGAAATTACCCACCATAAGTCTTTATCTCCGTATACTCTGTGTGCTACATTCATAAATGTTTCACCGAATATTCCTTTGATGAATATATCAGTATCACGAATAGGTATTGTTGGAAACTCTAATCTACTTAGATATCGTGTCCCATTTTCATCTTTTAATAATTTTGATATGTTGTGACGATTAGGCATTTCTATTTTCCTGTCTTAGTCCTCTTCTTCTTGCTCTTCTTAACTTTCTAGCATCTCTTCTGGAAATTCCACTATCAATATCTTTTTGAAAACTCTCTCTTACTGACTTTCTTTGTTCTCTTGATAAGAATCTTTTTGTAAATGATAAAGGTTTTTCGTCATCTGATTCTTTGAATTTAAATAATTTTGATATATTGTCAAATTGTTTTGATTGCATAGTTGGATTTTCTTTTCCGATATATGTAAACTCAAAAGCTAATGTACATAAATGTGGAACTTGCTTTCCTTCTTGTAGTTCCCAAGTAGCATTTTCTGGTATCGACATATTAACCGAAGTAAAGAATCCTGGTGTATCGTTGTATAAATCTCCTAATGTTAAATTAACGATAGGTGCAACTGGTCTTTCGTTAACACCAATATCTGTAAAGTCTTTATATTGTGGTAATACTAAACCTTTTGCGTAATTTACTTTTTCCCATATGATTGGAATATCTTTTTCAGTTGTTGCAACAACATTGATTGTAAAACTTATACTTCTTGTGTATCCACCGTAAACATAAACTTTGTCTGGTCTACCAATATATTGTGTTGGTGAAGATTCAGCTGATGAATTGTCCGTAATACCACCACTTAGTAGTGCTGGAAATATAATCCACTTTCCATTTACAGCGTCTCTAATTCTAAATTTTATAAAATCTTCTGGTAAATCTGTTCCGGAATCCAATTTTTTGGTTAGTCCTAAATCACCACCATAACTAACTTGTAGATTTACTTTCTTATCTTTTGAAAAAAATGTTACTGCCTTTTCACCTGAAATTGGTGGGACATCTTTACCGAAAATCTTTCCAATATTATTAATTGTATCTCTAAATATAGTTCCAGCATCTTGTAAATGTCTTGGTGGTTTTAAAGATGTTAATTCTTGTGGTAAAGCCTTTGATAAGACTGGTGCTAATGGATTGTATGTTCTTGAGTTTTGAAAAATACCACTACGACCTCGTTTATCTTTTTCACCTGGTTCACTAATGATATAATTTCTATTTGGATTAGCTCTTTGTAATAATGCTTGTTTTGCAACGAATCTTGCACCTTGTGGTGTTCTTAAAAATCTTCCGAATTGTCTAACGTTTTGAGCACCCAGTTCAGCTTGTAAAGCCAACCCACCACGAAATATAAATTCACCTGATGTGTTTGCATTATTTACTAATTTGTCTGGATTAATTGTTATCATTTCATTCCTTATTGAAATAAGTTAGGTGTTTGATTTGTATCAATACCACTTTCAAGTTTTTCTAATGTTGCTCTAGCATCGTCATTACCGGCTGCTAATAGTTTATTCGTTACATCTAATTTATCTTGTACGGTAGCTCTACCTTGTATTTGTTCTCCACGAGAAATTTGTTGTAATTCACGGACCGATATACCGATTGCTGCGGCCAACTTATCTCGTTCAATTACATTCATAGATTGTATATCACCTAATGAACCAATAACTGATTGAACCTCCGTGGTTAATCCTGCGATATCCCCGTCAAGTGCTAATTGTCTTGCTTTTTCTAAATTTAATTGTTTACCCGTTAGAACTTGTGCTTCAAATTGTGCGGTCAAACTTGATTCAAAATCTAATAGTTTGTCTGCTGCCCCTAATACTACGGATAAACTTGCTCCTACTTTTGCAGCTTCAATTGCCGCTTGAGCCATACCTTTTGCCCCGTCCATTGAGAATCTTGCAAAGGCTTCTGCATTTGAAGCTATATCACTCAATACTTTGCCAGTCGATACATTAGCAGACTTAGCCATACTGACAGCTGTTTTAGCCATATTAGTTGCAACATCAAATGAAGAACCTGTTAAGTCCATCATTACTTTGTTGAACTTAACGATTTCATTTCCTGCTACACCTGCATGTTGTGCAAATCGTTCGATGTTAACTGCATTCTTTACAGTCATATTTTCTAAGGAACCGAACTCAGTACCGATTTGTTTTAGTGTAGATTGAATTTTACTTCCGTCCATACCGATAGCATTAAATGCTAGTTGAGAAGCTTTTAACGCTGGTAATAAGTCTTTTGCTTCTTTTCTTGAAACACCTAAATCTTCTGATAAATCAAATGAAGCTTTTCTAATTGCTCTAATTGCCAATAATATACCGGCAAATGCTGCAGCAATTCCTGCGGGTCCCATTAGAAATGTCGATACTGCTTTTAAACTACCACCACTTTTAATCGTATCTAAAAATACATTTTGGAATTGTTCACCTAAATCTTTTAATCCAAACGCATCAATTAACATTCCACCAATAAACGGTATACCTTTGATTGACTTTTCAATCGTGCTACCTACATCTTCAAGAGATTCTAATTGTTGCCCAATTGACTCAGCGTTTTTTTCATACAGTTTTGTTAATTCTTTTGACTTATCAATTTGTTTTTGAAGTGTTTCATTTATAGCAGTTCCACCCTTTTCAATAAGTTTAGCTAAATCTGCCTGGTCTTTTAACTCTTTTGTAATCTCTTGCTGTAATCTTACATTATTTAAAGCTTTTTCTGCCATATTGTCCTGTTGTGATATTAATTAAGTTTAGTAACCGTACTTTTTTCTAAAATCTTTAACAAATTCAGGATTTGTTTTTTCTAAATTATTAAGTTTGATTTCGATATCTTTGGTTAGATTACGAATTGTATCAAAACTTTTTTTGTTTTCTGGGTCCTTTGAAAGTTTTTTGATAAACTTATCTGCCTTTCTCTGAACGACAGCTTTTGCCAAAGCTCCAATGAACTCTTTGACTAATTTTTTGTTTTCTTTGATATATTTTCTGTTCATAGTTTTTTCCTATCAATAAATATCAAGTTTTAAGATTTTTGAAATGTTGGAGGCCCTGTTGGACTTTGATTTGATTGTGTTGATTTTTTGATTTGTTCTGCTTCTTTATTTTTAGCATCAATTAGTTTTTGAGCATAGAATCTTCTCAATGGAACTGGCATATTGTAAAGTTCGTTGTGATTAAACCCATTTCCATAATAGGCGATGTTGAAGAGTTCTTCGTGAATAGCCGCCCTATTACTCGGCGGCTGGCCAAAAAAAGTCAATCCCGAGTGGGACATCTAATGTATGTAGATTCCCTGATTGACTCGTATAGTCAAACTTCAACTCAATGTCTGGTGTGATATCATCTAAGTATTTTCTAAAAGCTCTTGTATCAAGTGCTAAGAATTCGTTATCAACAAAATTGTCTATTTCTTTTTGGTCTGTGTTTCCGTCAATAGATGTGATTTGATATTTTAATCTCGTGGTTAAACTATTTGAAACTCCTGTAAGTTTTTCAACTTTTTCATAGTCTTTCATTATTTCATCTATTTGATTTTCATCTTTTTGTGTTAGTAATTTGAATCCAATAACTCTTTTTGAATTTGGTAATTCAAATTCAAAGTTGTTTCCATTTTCATACAATGATTTATCAATTTCTTTGTTTTTCAACTTCGTTAAATCAACCGTATATTCTACTCGTTCACTGGTATCTGGGTCCGTTAGGATTATATCATAGTTTGCACCATATCCTAAAATACGAGTTCCTACCATTATAGCGTTCTTATCACCGATTAACATATCGTCTATTTTGACTTTCGGGTCTGCAATAACACTTTCAAGTAATCTGGTAATAACTACTCCTTGTTCTATTAGATTTGTGGAAGTTAAGATATCTTCCTCTTTTGCTGTCATATATTTGACATCGATTGTTCCGCTACGCATAGGACTATCTTCAGGATATAATAATCCCTCTGATGGTAAAGATAGAACCTCAGTAGGAAACCCATACTGATTTTCAGCCATTTTGTTTTACTCCTTGATTAATATGAATTAATAACTATTATTTTTTACCCATAATTTTTTCAGCACCTGCGATACCAAAAGAACCAAGGGTTATGAATACAAATGAATTGTATACCATATCATTTATAACTAAATCTTTTCCGACTATTCCTGTTGCTAAATCAACGATTGCGAATATTGTCATTACTGCAAATGCCGCAAATCCAATTATTGATTTTTCATTATAGTCGTTGTCGTCTTTAAAAATTGCCCACATAATTTTTCTCCTAAAACTCTAATATTGCGTAATCATATTGAAGTGTTAATGCAATATCAACTTCTGTTGCTGTTTCCCAAGATAATTCATTAAAGTTTGCATCTGTGATGAATGCTCCTTTTAGAATCCATTGTTCAACGATTTCACCATTTGGTGATAGAAGTTTAAAAGTGATATCTTTTTTATATTCGGAAGCGTATCCGTCAACACCCGTTACCGATTCGTGGTGTAATCTAATCCACTCATTAACTGATTGTGCTCCTGATGGAACAATTGGGTCATATAGTGTGATGTTGATTGGTGCCCAAGTTGCTTTACCTTTGACATATCGTTTAACATTAATGTGGTCAAGAGTAACTGATTCGAATGTTACCTGTGGTCTTGCCATCGTTTTGATAAGATAAGATGGAATACCATCTATTTCCATCACAAACCTATTCTTCATTTTAGGTTCAAATGGTGTAAAAAATATTTCGTTTGGGTCTAAAAATGCCACTTTATTTCTCCTATAATTTAACTCAGTAATAAATATAACAAAATCAAAAAAAGTGTATGGTAAATATGATATAGTTTTAGAAGTTTTTTTGAAGTTTTTACTTGACTTTGTCATTTTTTGTTTTTATATTATAGTATGATTGATGAAATAATATGTGAAGAATGTGGTGTTGAAATAGACGGCTTTTTCCTTTGTGATGATTGTGAAGAAGAAGTTTACGAAAGAGATAACCACGAAGAAGACGAAGAATAATTTAAAAAAAAGCTTGACTTTTACAAAAAGAATTAGTATATTATAGTATGATTGATAACAATATAAAAGGAAATGAAATGGAAAATGAATTTACAACTGATGCCGTGTTAGGTATTATGCCGAGAAATTACCAAGATACTTTTGTAGAAAGATGTTTTGGTTTTGACAATAGGACATTTACTATGAATGTCTATCAATATAACCACAATCCTATGGAATTGTATGAAGCTAATCAAAATCAACCAAGATTAAATCTTGAAGATTATAATAATGATGATTATAATGAAGTAGCTCATTACAAAGGTATTCCTATGGAATTTAGGTGGAATCCGGTTATTAGAGAAATGATGATGACTGGTAATTATAGAATTAGATATCGTGGTGGTAGTAAACCACAATATGGTTATCGTAGAAGTCAATACAATACGATAGCAGAATACGCTGATACATTTGCTATTTATCCAAAATAGGTGTTAATATCGTAATCGTAAGAACCTATTGAGTTGTGGGTTTTCGGTGACTACAAATTTGGAACCGAGTGGGTTATGTAGTGTTTCACAAAATTAGAAACAACCCTTGTGAGTTAGGTGGTTAAACTCTCAAATTTTATTCTCTTCATTATCATAACAAAAAACCCCCGAGAGTATCGGGGGTTTTTCTTAATCAATATTCCTATTATTCTGGGAATGTTGCTCCTGTTGGTTGAACTGCAAAGTCTAATACAATGAACTCAGCTGTTCTTGTAGGTTGGATAAAGATTTGACCAATTAATTGGTTTCTATCTACAACATCTGGTGTGTTGTTTGATTCATCCATTACTACTCTGAATGCTGTAAGTCCTGCGTTTGCTTGAACTTCTTCCATATATGGATTTACGAGATTTAAGAATCTTTGTCTTAAAGCCGCATTGTTCTGTTCAAATACCAAGAAGTTAGAAGTTGATGCGATGAACTTTCTTAAGTTAATCAACAATCTTCTTACATTGATTCTGTCTAACGCACTTGGTTTACCTTGAAGTGTTTTCTGACCAAACACTACTACACCTTGACCTGGGAAAGTTGCGATAGGATTAATACGATTTTCGTATAAATCATCTCTTTCCAAGTTGGTTAGTCTTGTTTGTGCTTCTAATACTTCTGTTAAACCACCACGATTCAATCCTGCTGGTGCGAACCACTCTTGTCCAATTCTATCATTGTTTGCATAAACACCTGGTAGAACTACTGAAGGTGGAACCCAAGTAGGTTTGTTTTTAACTTCGTCAAGAACTTTAATCCAAGGATAGTATGTTGCTATGTAATTACTATCTAATGTTTTCACATCATTGATAGCACCCTGTATTGTTCTTCCGTATCTTGAACCATCTAAGATAAAGAAACAATCTGCTCTACCTTCGACTTTATCAATTGCGTGATTTGTTACACTTGGATGATATTCGTGAATAACACCTGGAAGTGCTAGTAAATTAATATCAAACTCATCTGGATTTGAGATTGCGTTAATAGCTCTTTTGTAAGCTAATGAACCAGTTGTATTGGCTCCACTTAAATCAAATCCTTGTGTGTTATTTTCAACAATGTTTGTTCCAATTTTTCTTTCTTTTGCTGGATTTGAACCATCAAAACCACCTTGGAAAGGAACTGCAAACTTTAATTGTCTGTAATCTGAACCACTTAATGATAATGGATTATTACCTGATGAGTATTGTGTACCCAAAGATGAAGCATCATCATTACCAACACAATCTTCTAAACTCATTGTTATGTTATTTCCTGCTAATGCTGCTGTTGGTAGTGGTGCTAGATATTGTTGTTGGTCAACATTATTAAAGTCAAATCCATAGTAAACATTTGAGTCAAATGTTCCTCTTGAATTTTTCTGTGCTGAATCACTATTTGTACCAATAAACGAAGCACTTGGGAACGACATTGCAACGGTACTACCGCTTGGTGTTGTTAGTGTTGTTTTGTGTGGTTGTAAGACTTTATCAAATCCCATAGGAACTAAGTCTTTTGAAATTCCTGTCAAGTTTCCATAATCTGAAATGTAAATATATTTAGATTGATTAGGGTAATCACCATTGTTGGTTAATTTTCCTTGTGAATCAATTGTAGTATATTTATCACCAATTACTCTTGGTAGGAAGTTTACTGAATCCTCATCAAAATTTAGATTTTGGAAGTTTTCTAAAACTGTTCCGTCATCATTTTGACCTGGATTATTTACAATCACTTGTAAACTAAATGAACCATAATCTGAACCGGCAACATCTACTGGTCTTTTAATATCAGCAATACCAACTCTATATTTAGAGTTCATATTTGTTCCGTGTGATATGGTGTTAACTTTAAATAAGTCGGTTCTTGCTGAACCAACTAATTGTGATTGGATTGATGGTGTTGTAGCAACTGAGTAATCAAATGAGAAGACTTCGTCACTTCCACTATTGATATATACTCTATCACTTGATTCCATCTTGTTTTGTGTGTCTTGGAAATTTGAATACACGTATACCGATTTACTAGCATTTTGTGCATCTTCACTAAATACTTTTGTAATGTAGTTAGCTGAACTTGAATCAAATGATAATGAAAAAGCTGTTGTACTTTCGTTATTATCTACATCAAGATTCAATGTAAATGAAGATTTGGTTCCACCGTCATCAACTGAAGCACTTGTAGCTCCTGCTAATTCAGTGTTGTCTACATCGGTTGCTCCTCTTGAAGGTTTTAATGTAGCGACAGCAAAGTGTCCTTTTGAACCACTAATACTTAATGTTACGGTGTCGTTTGCGTATCCACCCAATCCTAAAACACGAACTATTGTTAATGTTCCTGCGTTACGAAGATATTGCTTCGCAGCAAAAGGAACATAAAAGTCTTGGTTTTCTTTACCGAAGATTGTTTCAAATTCACCGAAGTTTCTGATGATTGTTGGAACAAATGCTGGACCCATTTCTGTTGGTCCGATTAATGCTGCTCCAATTTCACCAATACCTTGTGGTAAAAATGATAAATCTTTTTCTCGTGTAAATACACCAGGACTGACTATTCTCTCAGCCATTATGTTTCTCCTAATTAGGTTATCTTTTTCGAGATTTTACTAAGTATAAATATCAAATTAAAATCTCAAAATATATTAAGGTAGAAAAAAATGTTACTTTATTTTCTATTATGCTGATGCTGATTCGTCATTAGATGATTTAGAAGATTCTTCTAATTCAACATTTTCGACAGCTTCAACTGGTGTAAATACACCTGTTTGAATGTCTAAACTACCTTGACCATATTTTTCAGTCAATTCTTGAACTAACTTGGTTTCTGATTCAAGAGCTTTATTATATTCGTCTTCTAAACGAGCTCTTTCTTCAGACATACTTGCTAGTCTTTGTTCAGTTTGCATTCTTGAAACTTCTAAAGCACCAAATGATAGAGTAAGATTATTGTAATTTACTCTTAAATCACTTAAAGATTTTAGTTCATCTTCAGTGAATTGTATTTGATTTGTTTCTACTTCTGACATAGTTATAACTCCTTGTTTGTTACTATTCTATTGTTAATAAGTATAATGTAAAAGCCTGTTATTACATTATTTTTTAATTTTTTTCAACACATCATCATATAGTTTTCTATATTTTTCTGGTGTATCGTCTTCGGTTATTATCCATTCTGGTAGATAATAAATTTCGTGAGTTGGGTCTTTATATCCATTTTTTAAATTTTCTGGAACTCTAGCGTCTATTTCATAAAGTTTTATTTTATTTTTGTCCATATACACTCGTGTCCAAAGTGTTTCTGGTTTCCATAAATGATTAAAAAATGTTAATATTGTTCCGACTTTACAATATTTTAAAATATCGATAGGAAAGTCCATAATCATTGGGTCAACAACATGCGCGTCAAAAAATATTGCGTCAAATGTTTTATTTAGTTCAAGACATTTCCAGTCTCCTGAAATGATTTCTGTATTGGGTTTATCTTTTGACCACTCAACTGCTTTTTTATAAATCTCATCATTTAATTCAATGATTGTGTGTGATTCGATATCTTGTTCTTGAATATAGTTTGCACTAATACCCATACCGAAACCAACTTCTAAAATGTGTCCACCATTACGACAAGTTATCTCAGCGTGGGCTTTCATAACTGGGTCTTCCCAATCTCCCATTACATAATGTTCATCTTTCTCATCAAACAATATTTTATTATCGTAATGATTTAACTTTTTTTCTTTCCATTCTTTGTCGTATTGATTAAGTTGATTCACTATCCACCACTTTCATTTGTGTCATATCGATTTCAGAGTGTGCGAGTATTCCATTGGCATAGAAGTTCCAATTTTTAGTAACAACAACATAGGTTCTATGATTACCTTCGTATTTTTCAATAGAATTAACTACATACTCACTATCATCTATTGTTTTTAGTTTATCACCAAGTTTTAGTTCTCTTGTTTTAATTTCGTAATTATTAAATGATGTTTCAGGAAGTATAGATACCCACTCATTACTTTCAGTATAAATAGGGTGGTCATCAGTTACGATGATATCATCATTTAATTTGTATAGATTATCGTGATAAACTATTTCAATGGTTCCCGCTCTTAATTCTTCTATTTCGTTAGTGTCGAAGTTATAAGTATAAACCATATCACCGACTTTTAAATCATCAACCATTTTAAGTCCATCCGGAGTGTTGATTGGAACTGATTCGTGAAAACAAAATCTTGAAACTCCCGCAAATAAATCCTTTGAATTATCAGTAGTTCCATTGTTTGTAAAGTAAAAATTGTATCTAGCACCACTATCTGATTTAGCCGGGTGTGGTATGGCTTGAAAGCTCATATATACTCTATTATTACCACTCAAATCTGATATATTGTCGTCAAAACTACTTGATGAATTAAAAATAGTTTGAAAACCACCTGCAGAATTAGCAGTTCCACCTGTTCCTGGATTTCCATTAATGGAAAGTGCAACTTTCATAGTTGTATCCATTGTTTCAGTTCCATCATTTTCTTTACCACATCTGATTGGTCCGTTTGAACCTGTAATGTCGATTATGAATCCAGTTCCACTATTGTCAAATGTTTGAGTAGAACCTCCTGCTGAACCATCTGCACTGACAAGTGTAGTTGGAGTATAAATCCAGTTTAATATAGTAGCAGCTGAATGATTATAAGAATAAAATTCTGACATTGCGTGCGGGGCCGAACCATCTGGTCTGTCCGCTGATGGATTTGCCGTGTTGATAGTTGCATAAGTTCCGTCTGATAAATCTTCTAACGAAGTGTTTGCCGTTGTTGAAGTTCTACCGAGTTCAGTATTGATTTCACTTATTTTAATTGTACCTGAACTTTGTAATGCCATTTAGTTCTCCTATTACTTATATGAATAAGTATTTTTACTTAAAATATTACGCGTCGTTACTACCACTAATGGTTGTAATTTCTGCTAAAGTCACTACTAATTCAGCATGTGATGCTGAAGCTTGAGTTACCATAGCTGTGTAGGTGGTTTTTGCATCGTGTGCTCCGAGACTTTCTTGATAATCCAAGATTGTTCTTTCATTACCATCGATATCAGTCTGTGTTCTCGTGTGTTTAATATTTACTTGAGCATATCCACTTCCTGACACCGTTGCGTCTGCTACTATTCTACCCATTTGATTTCTCCTCTAATTTGGTTATTTGTTGTTGTTGTTTTTCTATTGTTGTTTGTTGAGTTTCAACAATACCTTTTAATTCTTTGATTGATTCAATTAATAATGGAACCATTTTTTCATATTTTACTGTTAAATAATCTTCGCCAGATATTGATTCTATTGTTCCGTCTTCATTTTTACGAGTATCAAATGGAGCTAATGTTACGGCTTCTGGTAAAATTTCTTGAACTTGTTGAGCCGATACACCGACTTTTCTTTTTCCAGTAAGATTATCATAGTCCTCATTGTATCCAAGTTCTTTTGCTAATTCATTTGATTCATAAGTAAATCCTTCTAATGATTGAACTTTTTCAAGAGCACTTGTAATTGGTTCAAGTTTATGTTTTAGTCGTATATCTGAATAATATGCAACGACATCTGCCAACGACCTAATACTACCATCTACTAACAAGTCTGCATTACCTGAATTACTATGAATACCGAATGTTCCAGAAGCTCCACTCAACATTATATTTGCCTGATTAGCACTACCAGCAGTCCAAGAACCTTGGTCTAATTGCCATACATTTCCAGTTCCAAAATATATATTATTAAGAACATCTAAACCAGCTGAAGTAAGACGCATTCTTGTTGTTGCATCAATAATAAAATTTTGAGCTGAAGCTTGTATTTGTATTTGGTCTGCACTATCTCCACTTCTTCTTAGGTATAAATCTGCATTGTATGAACTTACAACACCACCATTTACATAAATCATTTGATTAAACCAGTGATTTGCTCTATCAGTAGTATAATGACAATGACTGGTGTTTTGTGGCCCTATGTGTAAATATCCACTATCAGTAGATATTTTTACATAATTACCACTAGCAACGTGAAATTCTACGTGGTCATCATTAACAATAGTTTCTAAATAATCTGAAGCATCTGCTTTTTGATATTGTCTTACATAGTTATCACCCATTTGCATTTTTAATATATCAGCTCCTGCTTGAGTATGCCAAAATCTTAATAGTGCAGTTCTATTAGCAGTACTTCCATCTGATAAATATGTTGAAATAGCTCCTGCTCTTGCTCCACCACCTTGGTCGTGTCCAAACTCTAATGTTGGCCCACTACCTGCTGCAGTTGCAGTATTCATAATGCTTAATGTAGGATTAGATGTTTTACCAAATGTAACATTACCATCTCCACCTAAAATATGTCTTAATGCATTATCACTATAAAAATTATAATTATCAGCAGAATTAGCATCGGTATCAATGTAAAAATTCATACCCCAACCACCACCAGATAAATTCAAATTACCTGAATCTGTTTGTATAGTAGAAGCATACATTGTTCCAGTTACTAAAGAGTTACCATCAACATCTAATCTATAGCTTGCACCTGGTACTGTTGTATCTGATTCTCCATATCCCAATCTTAAAGAATGTGCCAGTGTCATTTTACCTAATGTCGTTATAAATGCAGCACCTTGTGCATTAGTGTGACTGCTATCTCCAAACCAAAAACCTCTATCGGCATCATTGTCCATTTGGAAAGTCATCGCATAATCACTTTGTGAACCACCAAAAGTAAACCCTGATTGCATACCTATCGCATAAGCAGAATTATTCCAAACTCTAATTTTATCTCTTGTGGAAGTAGTATTATGCCAAAATTGACCAGCACCATCTGCCATTTTAATTTTACCAGCTTGTACTAAAGTATTTGTAATGGTTTCATCAAGATTTGCAAATGCGGAAGCTTCAAAATCTATCGCCCAACCATCACTCCAATGGTCTATTGATGAACCAAAACCTACTGTTACATCTCTTACTGTAATTTGTGGATAAGACCAAGTGTCTGTAAGTTCTCCAATATACACAAGATGATTTGTACCGTCGTGTCCAAATCTTACAGCTCTTTCATAATTGGTATTGTTACTAATTTGAGTAGCACTAACATTTACCCATTCGTTTCCACCACTACTTGGTGTTTGATATACATATCCTGAAATTTGATAAGATATTGATTCATTTGATACATAATCAAAAATATCCACCCAAAAAGTAACCATATCTGCATAAATTGCTGGAACTTTTATTTCAATAGCACCAGTATGAGTATTTGCAGATGTTCTATACTGACCACCGCCAGGATGTAATACATAACCACCTAAACTTGTATTACTGTTATATACTGATATTCCATTTCCAGCAGACAATTTAAGATTTCCGTCTGAATCTATTTTCATCTGTGTAGTACCACTAATACCACCTGTAATAAAGTTTATAGGGTCTGTACCACCAGAATATAATTCTAATTCGTGTGATGCCGCTCCTATTTTTAATCCACCACTTCCATTGTCAAATATTCTTTGGTCGTTAGCAAATTGGATTCTTGTTGGTTGTGCAAATAATAAATAATTAGAGTTTAAAGTTATGTTTGTAGTATTTCCACTTCCAACCTGAAATGTATGAGAACTTCCTCTATATATATTTTGGTTAGTTCCTCCACCAAGATGTAAATTTCCAGAACCATATATATGGTCTGTTTGAAAATATAATGTACTACTATCGCCACTTGCTAATAATTCCATAACAGTGCCATTAGAAGTAGTGTTTTCAAATCTTGCTGCTATGTCTGTATTTCCAGTAGAAACATGCAACTTTCTTTGTGGTGATGTAGTGCCGATTCCGACATCGCCTCCAAAATGAGTATCTAAATATATCTGTAAATCATCAGTTCCTGGTCTTGACATAAGAACTGCATCTGTTCTTGGTGCAGTAATTGTAGTTCCAGTATTATCATATCCAGCAGACATCCAAATGTAGTTATCATTACCAGAGTATAAACCTGTAAACATTTTTGGGGAATTACTTCTTTTATAAACGGTTGCTGCCCAACCACTTGGGTCATCAATAATTAAACCATCATTCCAAGAACCGTTGTTAGCATTTGCTATAGTTAAAGGGCCTGCTGGTGATGTAGTGCCGATACCGACAAAACCTGAATCATCTATTGTAAATCTATCATTAGTTCCAACTGAGCTATTTTCTGATATTAAAAGTTTATGCCCACTTGAATCTACACCAATACTAAATTGTCTTGCTGCAGCTGTTGTTGTAAAAGTTATTTGTGGGTCATCACTTCCAGCGTGTATATCTACATAAGAACTACCACCAACATCTCTTTGGAATCTTCCAATATATTGTCCACCACCACCACCTTGTACTAAGAAAGCACCTTCACTCGCATCTTGGTTAATGTGTAGTTTAGCACTTGGGCCGGAAGTATTAATACCGACTCTATTGTTTGCTGCATCTGTAAGTAATAAATGAGCATCAGAAGTACCTTCGACTCTAAAATCAGCATCGTTTGCAGTTTCATTTACTACTAATCCATAATTCATAAATGAATTACCAGTAACATTTAAATTGCCTACAACACTTGCACCAGAAGTATTTACATAAAATCTTTGAGTTCCACTTGTTGAATCAACTGTTGCACCAGTTCTGAAACTAAATGTATCTCCGGTGTTGTATAGTGCAATGGTAGAATCAGCTTCTCTAAATAATAATCTTGATGATATAGTGTTGTCTGCACCATCTTTATCGATTAAAATTCCATTAACTCCTGATGAAGATACATGCAAGGTAGTAGCGGGTGATGCAGTGCCGATTCCGACATTTTGAGAAGAATCAATTCTCATACTTTCAGCAGCAGATGTTCCTGTATGAAAAGCCAATGCCATACTATCATCATATTGAGTTTCAGTTAAAATCTTTATAACTGCTGCACCACTATAAGAATTTGTTTTATATCCTATTTCAGCTTGTGTTCTTGCACCATTAGTTGTATTAACACCTGTATTTGAAAATGTTAATCTTTGTCCTGATGTACTTCCACCTAAGTCTAACTTACTTGCGGGCGATGTGGTGCCGATTCCGACATTACCAGTAGTGTGAGCAATAGCTAATCTTACAGCATTACTTTGGCTTTGGTCTTCTACACCCCAAAAAGATGATGGAATATTTGAAATTGATGAACTTGCACCACCAACACCTGCATTCCAATTATATGAAGTTCCTCTACTATATCTAATTGTAGCACCATAACTTGCGTCACCTTGAAGTCTTAAAGAAACACCATTTCCATCTGAGCCATTTATGTGCATTAAATTTGTAGGTGTTGTAGTTCCTATGCCGACATTGCCTGATGAGTCTACTGTAACAAGTTCTCCTTCAGAATTTATATTTCCTGTAATATGGAACTTATTGTCAGTTCCGATGTTTGTTCCATAAGAATAACTTCCATTAGTAAACCAAATACCTGAACGAGTTGATGCAGTTGAAGCATATAATTTAATTATAGTTTCTCCTGAATCTACAATGTTTAACTTTGATTCAGGTGATGTAGTGCCGATACCAACTCTCCCATTGGCTCCTTTTATTCTCATAACGTGATTATTACTACCGTTATCATTGGCCATAAATGAAATATCTTGGTCAACTCCTGTATTTTGAATTACCAACAAACTCGTAGAAGTGTTTTGTAAATAAGAATGTGTAGCGTGTATCATTCTTAAATCATTATTAGCACCTACGGATAAACTTTTATTATCTGCTTGAAGTCTTGTGTTTTGATGAAATAAAGTTTGTGTTGAACTACCATCTAATGTTATGTAAGGTGTATTTCCACCACTACCATCATCACATCTAAATATTAAATCTCCATCATCTGCATATTGGTCAATATAAAAATTACCAGTAGAGTTTGTTAAGAAAGTATTAGTTCCATTGTGGAAGAACTGACCATCTCCAGCACCACCAACATCAACTGTTTTAGAATCAGGAACTCTTATACCTAAATTAGCATAAAGTCTTGCTTCACTTCCGTCTAACGTTAGATAAGCTGTTGTTCCACCTGAACCATCATCTGATTTTAAGATAATATCTTTGTCATCGGCCTGATTTTCAATTTCCATATCACCCGTGATGTTAACGAATTTAGCAGCTGTAGAACTATGATATAAAAGTATATTTCCTGATGCCCCGACTTTTAATGCCTGATTCCAATTAGGTAAGTGTACATTACCGATTTCACTTGAATCTATTTTTAATGCCGTAATCGTTGAACCACCATCATTTACATTGAAATGTAAGTCTTGGTCTTGAGTTATTGTTCTGATATAGTTTACATTACCTGCGTGATAAAGTTGTAAATCTTTACCAGTTCCTATTGATAATCTCGTGTTATCAAACACTTGGACATAATCTGTTCCACTTTCTTCAATTCTCAACATTAAAGTTCCACCAACATAATGGTCTACTACATCACTTTGTGATTCAGCTATATAAGTTCCACTTCCATCAGTACCGGATTGGTCAAAAATAAGTTTTCCTGTCGGTGGTAATCTTAATTCACCGAATGAACCAGTTGATGAATTTGCGTTTAAAGAACCTGTAAATTGATGTGTGTCTGAAGTAGAATCACCAAATATTGTGGAACCACTTGAAAAACTTTGTGTCATATAAGTTACTGATGAACTTACGATATAATTTTGTGCCGTTAAATCTCCTTCAACAACTAAATTTCCTTGAATTTCTGTTCTTGTTGGTGGTGTTAATAATAGGTCTCCAGTACCACCGTCTAATGTTATGTAAGGTGTTATTCCACCGGAACCATCATCACTACTAACTATAATATCTCTATCATCAGCAGTATTTTGTATGTATAAATGTCCAGTAGAGTTTTGTAAATAAGTATCTGCTGTATTATGAAAGAATTGTGCGTCTCCACTACTACCAACTTGTAATTGAACATTGTCTTGCATACGAAGTTGTTTGTTTGCTCTCATTTGACCTTCGTCACCACGAATCGATAAGTAAGTAGTTACTCCACCTGAACCATCGTCTGTTCTAAAGAAAATACTTTTGTCATCAATGGTGTTATCTATGTATAAATCACCAGTTCCGTATTGTTGTATAAAACTATGACTTCCATTGTGAAACAATCTTAAATCATTATTTGTTCCAAAGTATGCAACTGCACTATCTGGAAAATATATATCATCGTTAAATTGAGCAGGTTTATCAAATACTGTTCTTACTACACTTCCGTCTAATGTTAGATAAGCAGTTACTCCACCTGAACCATCATCACTTCTTAATAATATCTTTATCGTCTGCTAATTGGTCAATGTATAAATCGTTAGTATTTTCTTTTAAAAAAGTATTTGTTCCGTTGTGGAATGCATTAAAATCTCCACCAGTTCCAAGTTTTAAACTTATATCATCTTTAAGTAATAATCTACTATTGACATCATCTAATTGTATTTGTGCACTACTACCTACAAAAAGTGGTTTATAAGCATAAATAGAATTATTACTACCGTCTAATAATATGTAATTAGTTACTCCACCAGAACCATCATCTGATTGTAATGCAATATCTTTATCATTATTATTGTTTCTTATGTATAAATCTCCAGTCCAATTTTCAACATAACTATCTGTTCCATCGTGAAGCAAGTTTAAATCTCCATCAGTACCAGCAGTTAATGCTACATTGTCGTTTGACCTAATTTGTTTACTTGCTACAGTATAACCTGCACTACCATCTAATGTTAGGTAAGCAGTTACTCCACCACTACCATCATCAGATTGTAAAATAATATCTTTATCGTCTTGCTCACTTCTTATGTATAAATTTCCAGTTTTATTTCTCATCCAACTATCAGTTCCATCGTGATAAAAATATAAATCTGTTGATGCACCTACACTTAAATTAATATTATCTGCTAACAATCTAAAATCTTTTTGAGAAGTAGTATATCCTAATCCACCATCTAATGTTATGTAATCAGTAACACCACCACTACCATCATCATTTTTAAATATAATATCTTGGTCATCTGCTCGTTGTTGAAATATTAAGTGTCCTGTATAATTATCAGCACCAAAACTATTTGTTCCATTGTGATAGATTTGTAAATCTTGACTTGTTCCTACTTCTAATCCACCCGCAGCACTATCATTAATTCTAATATCCCCATTGACAGTAAGAGTACTTCCATCAAAAGTAAGATTAGATTCTACATCAATGTTATCGGTTCCACCATAAGTTAATACTCCGTTTGCAGTAGAACCATCCATTGTGATATCACTACTTCCTCCTCCACCACCAGAACCAACGGCTGCTAACGATGCTGAAGTAAATGTTCCACCACCTACAACGATTCCTGCAAAAGAACCTGTTCCGGCAACTTCTAATTCGTATGATGGCGATGATGTGCCGATTCCGACATTTCCATCATTATAATATAATTTATCTACATCTCTTTGCCATTGATAATCAGAACCCCACCCGTGTAATGTTCCGTCATCTGCTGACATATCCCAAAATTCTACAAAATATAAAATGTTATATGTACTAGCGTGATTATGATATGCTTTTAAATTACTACCATCCACTACTGCAAGTGGGTGATTAGAACTACTACCAGCTCTTGAAACAAGGCGTAAATCCCAAGCTCCACCATCTTGGTCATAAGTTAAAATGTATACAGCTCCAGTATCGGTACCGGTTCCTATGGTGTTTAAGGTAATTTTATATTGATAATTAACGTTTAAAGTTGTTCCTAATTCTGTACTTAAAGTTATGGCTTGTCCATTTGCAGTACCGGCTCCAGCTACACTCACAATACCTCTATTGTATTTTCTACCAGCAAATTCTATACTACCGTCTACGTGTAATTTTTCTCCTGGGCCCGAAGTTCCTATACCGACTCGTTGATTACTATCTAAAACTAAAAGATTAGCACCCGCACCGCTTTCAATTATAAAAGGGTCACCTGCACCAGTTTCAGTAATGTGAAAATTATTTGTAACACTTCTTGCTCTCCATATTGCACTTCCATCAGTATCTTGAAATGCTAACTCAGGTGCAGTTCCTGATAAGTGTAAAAGATAACTTGGCGATGATGTGCCGATACCAACTCTATGATTATCTCCAGTTATATTTAATACATATTGTAAAGTACCACTACTATCTTCTGTACCGAATTGTAGTTTACTTCCGTGAGATTGATTTCTTATTAGTAAATTCCCAGTTTTATTTTCTATCCAAGTATGTGCAGAATCGTGAAATAGTTCTAAATCATTACTTGCACCAATAGATAGTTTTTGATTATCATTTGCTAATTTAACTCTTGCGTTGTCACTTGCATCTATAACAATTGCATTTGTAGTAGAACCACCATCATTAACTTTAATTTCTATATCTCCATCAGAAGTGGTATTCTGAATAATTATTTTTCCAGCACTACTTTCGTTATAAATGTAAGAATCAGAGCCATCGTGATATAAATTAAAATCATTAGCAGTTCCTAATCTAATTTTTTTACTATCTCCCATACGAAGATTATTACCGGGAAGTAATGTTCCAGCATCACTCATATCAAATCTAGCAGCAGTAATCATACTACCACCATCATTTCCTCTAATGTATAAGTCCTGGTCTGATGTTGTACTATCTATATAGTTGTTAGAGCCGTCGTGATAAATCTGTAAATCATTACCAGCTCCTAGCATTAACTTTTTACTATCTTGTGAGATTACGATATCACTGGATGCAGTGACTGCGTTAAGATGAGCGTTTGAACCGCTCGATATGAGTTTTTTCCAACTTGGCATTTAGTTCGTTCTCCTTATGGTTGGTTACCTGTTTGGCCCACTTCCTTGATTGCCACATCAAGGCCAATAAAGTTATTTTTGTTTTTTGTAATTCTGTTGTAGTTTTTCCACTACTTGTACTGCTTCTATTAATCTTTTGCCAGGAATATTTCCTTCTTGTATCATATATAAAAGAAATTCTATTTCCTGTTTACTAAATTTTATAGAAGGTGTTGGTTTAACAACACCTTCTTGTGTTTTAGTTGATAATCTTAGTTTATCTACTTTTTTATCTTTTACTAATCCCATATAAACCTTAATTTAATTTAATTTTACTCTACATAAATGTAAATTTCACCACCTTGAACTCTAATATTACCATTTTTCTGATAATTAGAGTCGTCAGATGTCACTACTGATGCAGCGTATGCATCTGGTGTTGATGTTGAAGCATCTTGTGCTAATTTAGTTCCGATTTGGAAACCCCAACGAGCTTCCGAGTCGTCCCAAACAAATGCACTACCACTATATCCAGCTTCTGTCTGAACAATTAAACCACCATCTCCTGATGCTGAACCACTATTGAATAGTGCGAATCTATCTTCAACTAATAAATTTGTTGAATTGATTGTTGTGGTTGTTCCTTGAACATCTAAATTACCCGCAATTGTTGCATTACCAGTTGTAGTTATGGTTGCAAATGTAACATTTGCATTCGTTGCTACATCTTGTCCGATTGCAATGTCGTTTGCATTAACCGTTACACCTGTTCCTGCTCCGACTGCGAAACTTCTGTTAGTAGAAATGTCTCCACCACCTGTTAAACCATTACCTGCGGTAAGAGTTACACTTGTGTGGTCGATGTGTTCGTTTGCAACGAAGTTTGTAGTTGAATCGTGGTCAACTTGTGCTGAACCACTAAATACACCAAGTTCATCAACAATAGCTGCTGCTGTGATAGAACCACCTAATGATACTGAATCACCTGCAATTGTAATTGCTGAATTTGCTAATTTTCCATTAGCGATTGAACCTGCCAACATATCGTTTTCAACTGAACCATTAGCGATTGTTAATGCACCACCTGCTGCGATTGTTGCGTCCCCACTAACATTAGCAAAAACACTATCTTCTAAATTACTAAATGTAATTGATTTCTCTGTTCCGTTGTCCGATACTAAAAATTTGTCTTGTGTTTGATGTAGTGTTGCTGCACCATACGCACTTAATAGTTCAATATCCTGTGCAACACCCGTTAGATTGCTTCCGTCTCCACTGAATGAACCAGTGAAAGAACCTGTAATGTGTGAATCTGCTACTGCCGATGCGTTTGTTAAATTATCAACGGTTGCATTACCTGTGTTTAAAGTAGATGTTCCGTTATCTATGTTTCCGAAACCACTTGAAATTGAACCAGCATTTAGTGTTCCTACAGTAGTTACATTTGATAATGTATCTAATGCGGATTCAATAGTTGCTTCTGTTGTTGCATCAAGGGCATCAATGTTGTTTAGTGATGTTGTGTCTCCACCTGAAAAAATACTGGTTGAACCTAAAGTAATGTCTCCACCTGATACGGTTAAGTCACCACTTAAAGTTAATCCATTTAGTTCAGCATCGGAACCACTAACAATTACCTTTTTCCAACTTGCCATTATTTTTCTCCTAAGATTATCTCATTTTAATTCTTTGTAATAAACATATTATTACTAATTATAAATATTAATTCAAAAAGTTTTATGAATCTAAACCTAAATAAAAATTACTACCACTATACATTAATCCACCTTCTTGTGCGGTTGGTGTTGTGGTTTGTTCGTTCAATACGATTGAACCTGTAAATCTACTTATGTCTGTTACGAAAAGATTTGTTACTTGGACTTCACCACCCTGTGAAACATTTAGATTTGAAAAAGAACCACTTAAATACGGAACTGTAGCACTACCGATATTATATAAATTTGCGGCATCCGGTATTAATGAACCACTTACAACATCTATACTAGCTGTTGAAAATGTCAATAAATTTGCTAATTGTTTTGATTTTAAATTTGCCATAATATCCTCATTTATAAATATCTAACTATTGAATTTACCAAACGCAATTATCTCATCTTGTGATGATAATTCGTATCCAAGTGAGTTAGTATCTAATGATAGTTCTAAATTTGTTGAAATTTGTTGTATAGTAAGTGCGTCATTCTCTACCAACATACCATTTATAAAAAACATAAAGTCATCTTCACTTGTGGAAGAAAGAACCGATGGTGCTGATGCTGTTACCGCACTAAATCTTGAAGTAGAACTATTGACAAAACTACCCGTATGAACAAATGATTTCCTTAAATAAGATTTAACTGGTGAATTGTTTGAAAAATATGTATATGTAGCGTATTCAGTTATGATATCATTTTGACTTTTGTCAGATAAAGAATCATCATTTGAAATATTTTTAACCAATGGTCTGTATTGGTTTAAGTTGTAAGAACCAGAAACATCTAAACTACCTGTAAAAAAATGTTTATGTGAATCTAAATCTGAACCAAATATATTAGAACCTGTATTGTTTGATTGTGTTACACTTGTAATACTTGAAGTAAATATGGTTGATGTTTGGGTTCCCGTATAAGTTAAATTACCTATTGATTGAACACTATCGGTAGTTTTTAAATTATTTTTAAATTGTAAATCACCAACTATTTTACCATCACTGAAAACTAATGCGTCTGAACCTGTTCCTACGGTTAAACTATTACTACCGAGAACTACCTGATTAAACTGAACACTAGCATTTGTTGATACATCCTGACCGATAGAAATGCGAACATTAGATTTATCGGTTCCGTCAAAATCTTTTTCTGTGAATCCCTTTCCATCAACGGATAAAGATACGCCTGTACCTGATTTTAAAGTAATTGGTTTTTTTGTTTTAAACGTAAGTGCCATTTAATTACTCCTATGAATCAAATTTACCAATTGCTAATATCTCGTCATCACTTTCTAAATCATAACCAATAGAGTCTGTGTTTACCTTTAATAAAAATGTGCCACCATCTGATTGTTGAATAGATACTGCGTCGTGTTCCATATATTGTCCATTGATAAAGAACACAAAGTCATTTTCACTTGTTGATGTTAAACTTGTTGGTGCAGATGCAGTAGTTGCACTGAAACTTGCAGTATTCGTACCAATAATACTATTTGATTTTTTATAAAAATTCTTTCTTAAATAGTCTGTTTCGTTAGTTGATATTCCAACTATATTAAAATTAGCTAATGCATATTCTGTTACTAATGAGGTTTGACTAGCATTAGTAAAAGTTGGGTCATTTGAAATTCCAGTTATTTCATATCCATTTAAACTAAATGAACCTGTAATGTCTACTGAACCCGTAAATTCTTGAGAATCGTCTAACGAATTTCCAAATTCATTTGAACCTTGTGAAAAGTCTATTGATTGTGTAGTTACTTCAGTAATAAATACCTGTGATATTAAACTTCCAGTAACGTTTAAGTCTCCCACAACCGTCATACTACCGGTTATTGCAGTAGAACCTGTAATTTCTATTGTTCCGTCTGAACTACTAATGTTTCCATCATTGATATAAGTGGTTCCCTCTCCTATTTGAACTGAATTTGCTGTTAAAGTGTTGAATTGAACATTGTCTGTTGTTCCAACGGATTGACCAATGGAAAACTCTTGTGTTAGATTGTCAGAACCATCAAAAGAAAATCCATTGTTAGATAAGGTTACACCAGTTCCTTGTTCAAACAACAATCCATTTGAAATGTTAATTGAAAATATATCTTTTGTTTCTTCACCAAATTCTACTGCATTAGAACTCAATCCTACTCTTTTACCAGTATCGTCCACTAATGTAGTATCTGTACTTTCTCTAACAATCAATTTTTTAGGTGATAAATATTTTTGAGTAGTGTTGTAGTTATTGTATGACTCTGGTAAAATATATCCATTTAGTGTCATACTAAATGTAGTTTTGATTAATCGTTCTCCTTCAATTTCAGTAGCGTTTGTAAAACTATCAATTGAAGTTCTGAATTTCATTTTACCAGGTTCACCCCAATAAGAACCATCAGAGTAATTTACCTTTTCAACAATTCTGTTCATCTGTTCAATATAAGATGTCCAAATAATAAACTCATATGTTAAAGTTACATAATCTGGTATTGCAACATTATAATATTCTCTACCTGGTGTTAAATTTTGTTGAACTGAAAATTTATCAAAACGATTTTGTTGTGAATATTTTTTCTGAAAAGAATAAAATAATTTTGGGTCATTAGCATCTAATTTATCTACTGAAAAATTATCATTACGACTCATACTTGTTCTTTTGAAAGCAATCAACGGAACAATAATTTGTCTTTTTTTGTCTCGTAAATATCCTTGTTTAGAAACTTGAGTCCATCTTTCTGGTGAAGCATAAATACAAGGAACTTTAACCTTTTCTTCATTTACTTCTACATCGGGTTTAATTACTTCATTGAAGTAATACATAACTGCTGAATCCATATCCATAATACCTACGGATAAATTCTTTACATCGTCTTTAGCACCCGCTGAATTACGACTAATCTTTTCTCCACGATTAAATATTTTTCTCTGACTTCTTGGTATTGGTTTACTTCTTGCCATAATATTACTTATTAATTATATCCTCTAATCTTTTACCAGTTTGCTCTCTGATAATAATTTTTTTAGGTGTGTAGTATTTTTGTGTTGTATTTTTATTATTAAAATGTTCTGGTAAAATATATCCATTCAACACAACATTAAATTTTGTTTTAATTATTTTTTCACCATCAAGTTCTGTGGAATCCTCAAAACTACTTGTTTCACTTCTAAATCTCATTTTACCCGGTTCACCCCAGTATGCTCCGTCCGAATAATTAATTTTTTCTATAATTTTATTCATTTGGTCTATATATGAAGTCCAAACAACAAATTCGTATGTTAACTTAACATAATCCGGCATAACAACATTATAAAACTCTTTTCCTGGATTTGTTTTTTGTAAAACATCAAACTTATCAAATCTGTTATGGTTTGTATTTTTTTTCTCAAATGAATAAAATAAACTTGGATTATTTGCATCTAACTTGTCAATAGACATATTTGTATTTTTTTCCATAGATGTTCTTTGAAAAACAATCAAAGGAACTATAATCTGTCTTTTTTTATCTCTTAGATATCCGTGTTTAGATATTTGATTCCATTTTTCATTTGAACCATAAATACACGGGACATCAACTACTTCTTCATTAACCTTTACTTTTGGTTTAATCACATTATTGAAGTAGTACATAATAGCACTATCCATATCCATTAAACCAATGGATAAATTTTTTACATCATCTTTTACTGCAGGTGAATTACGACTTATTTTTTCTGCACGATTAAAAGATAATTTTTCGTTTCTTGGAACCGGTTTACCTCTTACCATTAGAAACCTCTATATTCTTCTAAGTTTGTGGTTGGCATTCTTGTTAAATGAGCCTGTACCACTATTGAATGAGATTTTGTTGGGTCCCCACCTACTAATTGGTTTTCGTTATAGTTTTTAATTTCAAAATAACCTTCGTTCCATTTTAGAATATCACCGATATCTGGTCGTATATCTGATTCCACTAAGTATGCTCTTTGAAATGCAAATGATACATTTTGTCTGTTATCTGCACCAAACTCATCATAATTAAAGTCAAAGTCCTCAGCATTGACAATACACGGAAGTTTTACACCTTGTTTGTAAGTTTTACCTTGTGAAGCTTCACCATACATATTTGTTTCTGTATCATATACTGAAGTTCTGTAAAGAATTACAAACTGGTCTATAATCCCGCAATCGTCTTTATTTGGTTCACCTAAAAGTTCTCTATTAAACTTTTCTATGGTTGCCAAATCTTTTGTTCCATAATATCTTTGTGGCATTTGTTTATCCTATATAGATTGGGTATGGCACCTTTTTCAAGGTTTCTTGTTGTGAGTCTTGTTCTTCTTTTTGAGCTTCCAACAATGCCTTACGACTGGTTTGTTCTAAATTTTCTCTCAATTGTTCTATTAATTGTTCTTTTTCTGCAGTCGCTTCTGCTCTTAAAGTATCTCCGTCAAGTGAAACCTCTGCATTTGGAATTGGAATACTACCATACTTGGAACGAATAATTCCTAATAACTCTTTTGATAATGCTAAACAATATTTTCTAATCCATTGTTTACCAACATCGTTAATGTTACAATAAGTCATAAAATCATAATTAACATTTGAGTAATCTGATACTACTCCTAATGAACCACTATAACGAGTTTTCAATGGATTATCTCTATCATCTGTTTTTATGTAATCAATCCAAACTGAACCCGATTGAGTTGGAACTGGGAATATTCTTAAATTATTATTTTGAATATCAAAAGAGTAAGCTGATTTTCTAATCTGGTCATTGAACTCAATAGCTTGAACTCTCAGTAAGTCTGCATATATTGGTTGTAATACAAAAGTGATTGCTGGTGAATAACTACCGAATCCAAATCCGTCCAACATATTGTATGTTCCGAATCCTGTTGACGCATAAGGGTCAAAGTATCTTGATACTGCCGGTCTTGCTTCGTAATGAACTCGTTTAACTTCTATAGCAGATTGTTCTGAATCTGCAATTAATTCATTTAAATCATAAGTTTGACTACCTGAATTTACAGCGATTGAAGTTCTTTTGTATTCTACGGTTCCACCTACTCCGGCTTCTGAACCATAGTCTTCTGCTATGAATATATTTTCAGAAAGTCCTGATTTAACTCGTTTGTGTGTAAAGTTTGAACTTGTAGATTGTCCTTTTAAATGTAATAAATTATCACGAATGTTAAATTGATTGACTTGTGCTGAGTATTCAGAAATACTTTCTTCAAAACAAGCATAAAATTGTTGGTCTTGAAGTTCAATATCTATGATTGGATATCCTAATCTTCTTGCACACCAAGTTGCTACTTGTGGTGCTTCATTTTGAAATTCTGTATCACTGTCGTATAGTCCGAATGGTGTTTTACCATAAACACTCGAACCACTACCTGGCCATATCGGTTCTTGAGCCATTAAAATTCTCCTATTAATAGTCTATTTGTATACATTAATAAATATAACAAAATTAAGATTTATTCTTTAACTCGTTGATTTCTTTTTGTTGTTCTTCAACGATAGTTTTTAATTCTTTTACTGCTTCAATCAAAACAACTGATAATTTATCATAATCTACTGTTTTGTAAGTATTTCCGTCTAATAATCCCATTTCTTTTTCTTTTACGATTTCAGGTATAACTTTTTCTACTTCTTGTGCGATTACGCCGATGTCGTGTTGACCTTTTCGTTTTCCTTTTGTCCAATCAAATCTAACTCCTCGTAATTGAGATACTAAATCTAATGAATTATCAATCGTTATGATGTTTTGTTTTAATCTTTCATCAGAAGAAATTGATGCAAAAGCCACAACATCACCAGTAACTTCTAAGTCTTGATTGTTGTTTAATCTCATCTTTGGACTATGACTTGATAATGTTCCTGATACCGTTCCAACAGCAAAATCTATGTGTGCTTGATTACTTCCGGCATCACTTACATAAATTAATGCATTGTAACTAGCACCTGAGTTCATAAATCCAATACCTCTATCATTGCCGTTGTTGGTAGTTTGAATGGTAAACATCGCTCTTGAACCTGCGTCTTCAATGTGTAAAGTACTTGTTGGGTCAGTTTTTACACCAACGTTTCCACCAAAATTAGCAGTATTAGCACTTCTATCAAATACTAAATGATTAAAACTTCCATCCCAAAATGAAAAATCTTCACTTCCACCACCAGTTAATCCAAATCTCCAAAGTTCTGCACCGCTTTCGTTTGCTAATTGTATTTGACTTCTACCACTTGATGAATTTCTTTCAATTTTTAAATATTGAGCATCACCATTCATTTTGATATCTAATATTCCATTTCCTTCAGGTGTTCCGTTGATACCAACTCTACCATCGTCATCAATCATAAATCTTTGAGTCATTGTAATAGCAGTATCGATAGTACCGAATTGAGCAGTAGCATTAAAGAACTTTAATTCATTGTCCATATATAATGCACCTCTTGTAAAGTTTCCATTATCTGCACTATTAATAAATGCTTCATCTGTTGTTGTGCTTGGTTTTACACCATATCCCCATACATTTGCACCTGCAGAATAAGACATACCCCAAGTATTTAAATAATCTTTATTAGCATCTCCATAACCAATAGCATAAGCAATAGCACCATTAGTTTGTGAAGGATTAGATACTATACCTGGTGAAGTAGCATCTTCACATTGGACATATAGTCTTTCATAGGGAACTGTTGCTCCTATGCCGACATACCCATTTGTTCCATCTATGTATAATTTAGCTTGTGCTTTATATTCTGCTTGTCCACCACTTGCATCATATCCTACTTGCCAAGAAGCATTATTAGCTTGATATGGATTTCCTACAAACCATTCTCCAGCAAAGTCTTCATCAGTATGAAATATACCATTACCTCTACCTTCATATCCTTGCATCCTTTGGTGTACAGTAAAAGAAGGTGCAGCACCATTATCTATGGCAACTAAATGTAATCCCGTAGCACTTCCTTGTGTATTAACTTTTATACCAGTACCAGAAGCATTATCTATTACTAAACTACCTCTACCATTTGGGTCTTCGTCATCAATATATAGAGCATAATCTCCTGCTCCTCTTGCTTCATCTGCATTAATGAATAATCCGTGATTTGCATTACCAGATGTATCGATTTCAAATGTATGAGCAGTATCACCTCCGTTTGGCCCTACCTTGATACCTCCTGATGAGTTTATTCTCATTCTTTCAGAAGTATCAGTAGAAAAAGTCATAGCATCATTAGCATGTTCATATTGAATCATACCTCTCCAAGAGTCATTTGCACCTCTACCATCTGCAAAAGATAAAACTCCTACACCAGATGTTCCGTCGGAATAAATCATTGCACCAGTGTAACCTGATACACTTGGTCCACCAATAATAACCTGATGTGCTGAGTTAGCGATAGCACCGGTTCCCGATTCTCCAAATTCTGCAATAGCTGCACTACCATTAGATGTTGTTGTATATTGTACTTGTAACTTACTTGTAGGATTGGTTTCTCCTATGCCGACATTACCTGTGGTATCTTTAATAACAAATCTTGTTGCTACACCACTTTCATCAATAATAAAATCTCCATTTAAAGCGTATAAATCATAAGTATTTGTAGTAGTGATTAACTTATTGTAAGCACCATAACCTGCTGCTGTTGATTCTGTTCTAAATACTGCACTACCATTAGCATAATTTCTTATACCACCATTGACATCTAACTTGTGTGCAGGTGATACAACTCCTATACCGACATTGCCTGATGAGTCTATTCTCATTCTTTCTGTTAATGAAGGCGAACTATAACTTTCTACATTAGTATAAAATGCTAATCTTCCACCTGCTTCACTATCTTGACTTGCAGTACCATCTCCCACAACACCAATTCTTGCTTGTGGTGTAGACAATCTTGTATTACTATCCCAAATATGAAAATCTATATCAGCAGTAGAACTTGCACCTTGGTCGCCATTAGGGTCATCTGATTTAATAACTAAAACTGTATTTTGTGCAGCACCTGCATCATTAGATATTTCTAATTTAGCACCAGGTGATGTAGTGCCGATACCGACATTTTGAGAATCATCTATTCTCATAGCTTCAGAACCACTTGTGGTGAATGCCATATAATTTGTAGAATGATTATATTCTATAATACCTTCATCTTGATTTTGTGGGTCTCCAAATTCAATTTTACCCGCATTATTATTCGGAACAAGTAAAGTAAATCGTGCAGTTGTGTTGTTTTCAACCAATAATTGTGAATTACTTGTTGTGATACTTCCTGCACCAGCGTTTCTAACGTGTAGATTTGCTTCTGGATTAGTTTCTCCTATGCCGACAAATCCTGATGAAGATATTTGCATTCTGATTGCATCACTTGTTCTGATGATGAAGTCTCCGTCATCTGCATTACCGATTTGAACTCTATTGGAATCGTCATTGTATAAATCAATAAAAGTATATGTACTATCAGTATTGAATCTTGCTGCAACATTTGATGATGTGGTTGCATCGACATGCAATGTATTTTGTGGAGCAGTATTTCCTATTCCGATACCGAGTCCATTAACTCTTACACTACCTGGTGCATAAATATTATTAGATGTTCTGCTAAATCTTATAACTTCAGTACCTGAAGCACTATTGTTATGTCTGTATAATCTAAAATCATTATTAGTAAGTCCATCATAAACCCATCTCATACCATAAGCTAAACCATCATTTTCCACGAAGAAATGTTCAATAACACCATTATCATTCGTAGTATTGGTAACTCTTAATAAATGTCCTTCTATTTTTGGATTTGCAATATCACCACTTGAAAATACATTTAGTTCATTTTCTACTGATAATTTGTATCCAGGATTTGTGGTGCCGATTCCAACATCACCTGAAGAATTAATGGTAAGTGCATCTGAACCACCAACAGCACTTCCTGTTGCAATGTTAAAACTATTACCACTATCGTCTAATCCTACTGAAAAGTACTGATTACCTTGGTCTCTAAATGTAATTTGTGGGTCACCACTTACTGCGTGAATATATGTTTCGGCATAAGGTGATGATACTCCGACATCTCTAATGAATGATGCTATTTTTGCACCATTACTACCACCAGTTACTTTAAAAGCAACTGCATTATCATCTTCGTTCAAGTGTAATAAGGTATCGGGTGAATTTGTGCCGATTCCAACATTTCCATCTTCTGCAATATTTAATGCTTGAATTTCACTAGCACTTGAATCATAATGTCCTAATGTTAGAACATTATCCACAACTGAACCAATAAATCCAGCATATTGTAATGCACCTGCTGCTTCACTATTTGCATAATGTCTAAATAATAAAATTTTATCCTGACTTGTTTCTCCATTAATATAAACAGTTGTTGCCTCTGCTGATTCTGTATTGATGTCTAAATGTCCTAATGGCGATGTGGTGCCAATTCCGACTTTACCATCACTACCTCTTACAAACATATCATCATTAAGATTTATATCTACGTCTCCGCCGTCTCCAAGTTTTACATAATCTTGTGTGCCATCTTCATATAAGTCTAATAATGTTTCTCCACCTGCTGCCATTCTTACTCTATCTGTATCAAATTTCAAATATGTGTTATCATCACCATTGTGATATAAGACAGCATTCATACCAATATCACCTTCAACATCGAGTTCATAAGTTGGTGAGTCGGTGCCGATACCGACAAGACCTGATGAATTTATTCTCATTCTTTGAGTCAATGCACCACCAGTAGATGTATAAAAATCTAAATGACCGGCTCTACCAGCTTCACTACCATTTGTTAAATATGAAACAATTTTAGCGACCGGTGTAATTCCTGCTTGACTATGGCCAAATATTAAAGATGGCCCACTTCCGGCAGATGATAATGTATTTCTAATTTCTAATGTAGGGTTGTTAGTACTTCCAACCATCACATCACCCGTGACATCTAACTTAATACTTGCACTTGGTTCAGTGCCAATTCCGACATTTTGAGAAGCATCTACTGCTACTGCAAAAGTCCCTGCTGTAGATATTCCTAATTTATTATCTGCAATTCTATATAATCCAGTATCACTATCATTTACTCTTAATGCAGGACTTGCTGCTGTTCCTGATAAACTTGATTGTAGTCCTGTGGAATCAATTCTTGCAATTTCAGTAGTATCTACGGATACACTACTTGTAACATTTCCTGCTAATTCAAATGCCATATATTCGCCACCTGAACTATCAGTATTTACTTCTATTCTACCTGAGTTACCATTTTGTTCAGGAATTTTACCAGTATGATTAAATGTTACATTAGAGTTACCACCACCATCATTAATAGTTAAACCAATAGCACCACTACCTACTCCTGCTTCTATATGCGATGTTGCTTGGATTCTTGCATTCTCACCTATTGGTGTAACACCTACTCCTAATGAACTATTTTGTATAAATGTACCTGTTTCTAAGATTTTTAATCTATTTGCACTACCTATTTGAAATTGTTGTGATGTATCCTGATTAAATTCAGCAGTCTCTTTATCCATATCTAAAATAATACTTGCAGTATCTAAGTCATTGGCAGTAGTAGGTCTTGCTCTTACTTGAAAATCACCAGTACCATTATTTGTGTTGTCAATTAAAATATTGACATTGTTTACACCTGCTAAAGTAACTTGGTTTGTAACACTTGAATCTGAATCATCATCAAGAGTTAATCTATTACTTCCATTACTACTATGCTTTAATACTCCACTAAGAGTTTGGTCACCAGTTACTGCTAATGTGCTTCCATCAAAAGTAAGATTAGATTCTGCTTGAATTGCACTTGTTCCATTACCAGTTAATAATGTGTTTGATGTAAAAGTAGTTGCTCCGGTTCCACCTCGTGCTACTGATAAAGTTCCTGATGTTCCCGCAACAATCGGTAGACTTGTAGCATCGGATAAATCAAATGCTGGTGTCGTATCGGAACCACCCAACGAAACACTTACTCCACCATAATTAACTGATGAATTCGTAAGTGATGAATTACCAATGTTGGATAGAGTATTATTACTTGCGTTAATTGTTTTGTTGGTTAAGGTATCGGTTGAACTAATGGTTACTAAATTGACTTCACTATCTTTTAATCCACCAATCCATCTATCTTCACTGATGTCCCATAATAATGAACCTGTTTCTGCGGTTGAGGCGTCATTTACATAAAGTCCTCCATCTCCTGCGGCTGAACCAGCATTCAATGTTAAAATTCTATCTCCAAGACTAACTTCTGTTGAATCTATGGTAGTGGTTGTTCCTTGAACATCTAAATTACCAGCTACGGTTAGATTACCTTCTAAAATATCAACACCACCATCTTTATTGACTCTCATAATGTTATTATCGGATTCATCTCTAATGGTTAAATTACCTACATTTAATTCTATTATGTTTTGATTGGTTGTGTGATGAATTTGTAAATCATCTGAATTACCTAAACTTAAAATCTTACCATCACCTAATTGTAAACTTGTTCCGTCAATAGTGAAGTTTGCTTCTGCATTTTGTCCGTCAGTTCCGGTTGCGGTTAAAATTCTATTATTACTACCATTAGACATAAAGTCCGATACATCAACACTAAATTCTCCACTTGATAAATCTAAACCTGTTCCTGCTGTGAAACTACCTGATATATCGGATGCGATTTGTGCCGAACTTGATACAATATTATCTCCTGTGGTTCTCAATACCGTAGCATCTACTGCTAATGTTCTGTTTGAGGCTATTGTTCCACCACCCGATAATCCGTCTCCAGCACTAATCGATACTGAAGTATGGTCAATGTGTTCATTTGAAACGAAGTTTGTAGTAGCATCGTGGTCTACTTGTGTGGAACTACTGATTAAAGTATTGGATAATTCAGATTCTGCAGTTGTCAATCTTGTGGATATACTCGCACTTGGTTGAGTAAATGAACCTGATATATCAGTAGAAATTTGTGCTGAACTCGAAACAACATTATCTCCGGTTGTTCTTAAAACGGTATTATCTACTTCAATATCATCAGCATTTGCAGTAATTCCGTCTCCACCAACTACATTTAAAGTTACTCCTCCTGATGAACCTCCACCGGTTAATCCGTTTCCAGCAGTTACGGAAGTTATGTTTCCTGTTTCATTACTTGATATTCTACTTGCTAATGAAGAACTAACCTCTGTAAATGAACCAGATATATCAGTAGCTATTTGTGCACTACCACTAAGAACATTGTCTCCTGTGGTTCTCAATACAGTATTGTCTACTGCAAAACTTCTATTTGTACTGATATCTCCACCACCTGATAGTCCGTCTCCTGCGGTTAAAGTTACACTTGTGTGGTCGATGTGTTCATTTGCTACAAAACCAGATGTTGAATCGTGAACAACATCAGAACTTGCTAATGTTATTGTTCTATTTGTTGTAATATTTCCACCACCGCTTAAAATTCCACCTGCTGATATTGAAACAGCACTATGGTCTATATGCTCGTTTGCTACAAAGTTTGTAGTAGTGTCGTGGTCTACTTGACCTGATGAACTTACCAGTGTATTAGATAATTCAGATTCTGCTGTTGTTAATCTTGTTGAAATACTCGCACTTGGTTCTACGAATGACCCCGATATGTCAGTAGATATTTGAGCACTACTACTGATTAAAGTATTTCCTAATTCACTTTCAGCTGCGGTTATACGAGTAGAAAAACTACCGCTATCGGTTTGTAAATTACTGATATCAGTTTCATTTGTAGTAACTCTTGAACTAAATGAACCACTATCTGTTTGTAAATTATCAATATTAGTTTGTTCAGTAGACAAATCAGATTCTAAGGTTGTAACTCTTGTTGAAAAACTTGAACTTGGTTCAATAAATGAACCAGAAATATCTGTTGATATTTGTGCCGATGAACTTATTAAAGTGTTTCCTAATTCGGACTCGGCTGTTGTTAATCTTGTGGATATAGAAGAACTCGCTGCTGTAAATGAACCACTAATATCTGTTGATATTTGTGCTGAACTCGTTACTACGTTATCACCCGTAGTTCTCAATACACTACTATCTACGGCAAAACTTCTATTTGTTGTAATGTCTCCACCACCACTTAAACCATCTCCTGCTGTTAAAGTTACTCCACTATGGTCTATGTGTTCGTTTGCTACGAAGTTTGTAGTTGCGTCGTGGTCTACTTGTGTGGAACCACTAATGAGAGTATTACCAAGTTCAGTTTCTGCTGTAGTAATTCTTGTTGAAAAACTTGAGCTGGCAGCTGTGAAAGAACCACTAATATCACTTGATATTTGAGCTGAACTTGATAATGCTCCGTTAAATGTTCCATAAAAATTTGGTGCTCTAAAATCTACACTTGATGTAATTGATGTATTTGAATGTCTATATCTTAAATTTGCAACATCCCCACCTAATCCGAAGTCTATACCGGCTTCGTCTAATTGAGCAGAAGTTGTACTACCGCTACCAATTGTAATGTTTTTATCTCCAATGTTTAGAGTTGCGGAATCAATAGATGTGGTTGTTCCTGATACATCTAAATTACCACCAATATTTACATTACCGGTTGTCGTTACACTTCCAAAGTTTACATTATCGGTTGTACCGACATCTTGCCCGATTGAAATCTCACCAGATGATATTGTTACACCTGTTCCTGCTGTGAAACTACCTGATATATCATCTGCGATTTGTGCCGAACTACTAACTAAAGTGTTGGATAATTCTGTTTCAGCAGTTGTAATACGAGTTGAAAAACT